CTTGTAAGAAAAGCAATTCTTGGACAGAACTAGATGTTAAAAGCTGTCTAAAACTAATACCAGTATTAGCAAAACCGCTTGGTAGGTTTGTATTAATAATATCAACTTCGGCACTACCTCCTGAGTTGTTTGAAGAAAAGACAAGGGCTGAATTGGTTGTCGGATATAGCCCGCCAGCATTAAGAGAGCCAGTATAATGCCAACCAGTTACTCCATTATAAGTATTACCGCTGGCATCAATACGCATACGTTCAATAGAATTAGTGCTGAAACCCATAATATCAGCACTAATTCTATAAATTCCTGTGTTCGTATCAGAATTAAATGTTATAGACGGTAAGGCTGCCGTACCGTCTCCAATATAAGATTTAAAAATGTGAGCAGATGTATCAATCTCACCTATTTTGACATCCGATGAACCATCGTAATAATTCAAAATCCACGGATTACTTGTCGTATTGATCCACATTGTTCCAGCAGCAGCATAAGAAGGTCTTGCCGTCCCACTATTACTCGTCAATACATTACTTTTGAAAGGAGTCAAAAGATCATCAAGCAATTGATTCCCACTTGGATCAATTGTGAAATCTATCACGTTTTGAGACATTAGATAACCCTTCCGTAGCCAGTACTTACATAATCGAGAACCCTAGAAACATAAGTACCACTAGTTTGATTGAATACTTTAATCGTGAACCCTGAAACATTCTTAGACGTATATTCGATCCTATCATCGACTGCTCCATTTTGCAATACAGGAGTTACAGCAGGATTGATCTTGAAAGCTGTAGGATATAGTACAGTTAAACCACCTGTGGGTATATTCAAATCAACACCGTATTCTTTTCTATCAGGCATATCAATTTTTACTTCAGCTTTTGAAACCTTTGGGCTGATTAACGGGTCATTAGATAGAAGAACTAATCTGAATTTTATATATCTGAAAATTAACGAACTACTATTCAAAGGCGACCAACTGCTCCATACGATGTTATCCTCACTGACGGAATACTCTAATGATATGGACCATGCACTTTGATTTATACCACGGATCGATGTCACATTTCTAATCGAACTTAACGTGCGTATTTTCTGACCACCTATTCCACGAAATGTGGTCAATGAACGGATAGACGTTACAGCTCTTATACGTTGATAAAATGTACCTATTGCTTGAATTGAAGCAGTTATATAGGATTCATAAACCTCAGTTAAATCCAACGGATTGCTATCAAAATAATAATAACCTGGTAAAGTCGTATCAATTAAATATAATTCTCCATCTATTACATGACAATTATCTCTTACACCAGACCATAGAGGTTGTTGAATTAGTTGTTCTACGACATTTTCAGAAAAACCTTCATTCTCGTTGAGAATTATTTTAGGGTTCTGACTTTCATTTCCTAAAATATCCACTGCTTTAATTAAATAAGTACCCTTTTGAATAGGTATAGTTGCGGTCAAACCTTTAATATTATCTTTGATGACTTGCGAACTGTACCAATTCACACCTGTCGTCAAACCTGTAAATTTAATCACATAATGGTCTATGTCCACATCTGAAGTTTTATCCCATTCGAATAATCCTAATGAATTTACGATTGAAACCTTGAATGTAGATACATCATGCGGAATTGTACTCGCACCTACAAATGTTATTCCATTCAGAAAGAGAGGTGCAGAGATCAACATTTTACCGGTTTGACGTTGATATTGTATCTTAAAATTATAGCTAACCCCATCATCCAAACCTGTAAGGATCACAGTTTCCGCCGACCTATTCAACGCATCAGGTGTATACCATAATGTCTCACCCACTCTCTGATATTTGATAATTGGTTTCACAGTAGATTCATTAGGATTATAAAGATTTATAACCATTCTAGATGTATATGAACCATCACTGTTTTTCGACATGACGGTTTCATCAGATATTATTTCTCCGTTCAACATAGGAGCTGCGGGAGTAGATGAGCCAATTTGTGAAATTACATTACTGGTAAATTCAGGTATTTCTTCTATATCTGCATTGAACCTCTGAGGAGCATAATTTATCGCAGATATACTAGCATTATGATTCTTATCAAGCGATATGGAGAGGACGAGTAAATCGAGTTGTTTACTAAATTCTGTAAAAGCACAAAGACTTCCGACAGTAGGTGCGGATGCTATCGCTACAGGTGTTCTAAAGGTGAATGTATCGGTGACACCTATCGATGTGTTCAGTTCATACCAGTTATAAGCAGTAGCATCAGCGTGTCTTATCCTTGCTCCAAACGAGTTGATACTAGGTATATCAACTGTATCATCGAGTACGAATCCTGTTACGTTAGGTCCTACTATTGTCAGTTCTTTAATTCTACCCTGTCCGACACCGACCAATATTACATCGTTTATAAGTTGTATCCTATCGCCTCGATTGAAAGCAAGATTTTCAAAATCCATGTTAAAAGTATGAATCTCAGGTTGAAGTTTTAAAGCTGCTAGATATCTTCTACCGTAGTAGTAAGCCAAAGAACTGTCCGTACAACTCGTTATCTCAATTCGTTCAAAATCAGTCGAATTTAATGCAGTGTACCCATCTTGATAAACTATTCTCTCGTCAATCTCATAACCTTTGGTGGGATTGCGGAATTGAATACGAAATGCGTGCGGTAGTTCAGGATAAGTAATTGAACCTTTATAACCCCAACTATTCCTCGGTGTGACAAGACCTTTTATCGTTGGTCGTTCATTGTCAATAATGACACTGTATATGCCATCTACATAATGTTTGGTTGCCATCCCTGCGGCACAAATATCATTCAGGACTTCATCAATGCTGGTATCATAATCAATCACTCGATTGTATGACAAACCACGTTGATTACAATATATCGACCATTCTTTTAGTTTAACAAGATTTATACGAGCGTCAGGTAATCTTTTGCTCGAGAGGAAACCTTTACATTGTAGAACGTATCTATAGAGAGAAGCAGGATCAGATGATGAACCTTCTATCCATGTATCAGTATCAACATCGTAGAAAGGAATAATCGTAGAGCAGATCGCATTATAATTATCTATCGAACCGTTCAACTGATCTGTTGCAAGAATCCTGATTGCTGAACCAGAAATATCAGCTTGGTTCACAGGGCTGATATTCTTTATGCTCCTGATCGCTGTTAAACGTGCTACGTCAACAGTTCTGTCGCTAACTGTATCTACTGTGAGCCGTTTCAATCTCACATCATACTGACCAAGTGTCGGGAATACTAATCTCTTTGATATACGCAGAGCTTCTGCCGTACTTCCTGTGACTGTGAATTTCAAACTATTCAATGTACCCGCAGAAATATTGAGCGTCATTCCCAATATTGTTGGAATAAAACTACTAGAATTTAAAATATTGGTGGGTATATATGACGATCTCTCATCGATAATAGTGGCGGATGTGGTTACGGCCATCGATGCAATACGAATTTTTCCATACGGTACTACAGGAGTAGAACCTGGTGTAGTATAGGTCGATAATGTCACTTCACCTGTATGAATATCTAATAACACGAGATGCGCGTTATTCTGATAACTTGTTATACCCCTATTTATATACTTAATCCTCGGTGGAATCGTCAAACTTCTAGCACCGAAAGCTGTATTTGCTATACCTTTAGACCAATTACCCGTCCCCGTAGGAGCAAATTGAATTTCAAAATCTACAGTTACATTGGTTCTATTACCTGCATCATTATAAGCCGTTAAACCTGACGGAAATGTAATATCTACGTCCGCTTCATTACTCGTTTCTTGAGTGGTTCTAACGATATAACCTGCCGCGCTCGACAAAACTAAATTGTAATCACTCTGATAAACATCCTTGGTATAGAGGGGAGTACCACTCGATAAATCACCATTCAATTTATCAACCATGTCTATTGAATCATACTCAGTGATTAAAGTATCACCGAATTTTTTTTCTGTGATTATATGTTTTCCATATCCGTAAGTGAATAATTGTCGGACATATTGGAGGTTTGAACTGATCTCTGTATATGGTAATGCAGCCTGAGGTGGGAACATACGGTTCGTACCAAGATTAACTGGTATAACTCCGTATTTGTTTATCGAATTATTTGCACCTTCGATAAATTGTGTGGTAGATTCAGTCGGATCAGAAGCTCTAGCATTCGATGATTGTGAAGGTGTACCAGCCAGCATACCTACAGCTAATTTACCAATAGCCCCAATACCTACCTGTATTACTCCTGTGATTAGAGATAAACTTGTGCTACCGGCAGCAAGCCCTGGAGCTAAAGCCCCCGCAAGGTAAGGGGCTACAACAATTGCTGCAATCGCAACAACTATCATAAGGATACTTACCAAGGGATTTTTTTTACCGCCTCCACCTGCGGGAATTGCATTTATACACACTAGAGAATTTACTGGAGGTATTAATTCAGCCCATAATTCTTCTCCGACAGGTTGATCGTCAACCATAACTCTTACAGAAACGCCGCTAATCTCATGCGGAAATAATGTATCAACCATCTGACTTATCGAAGTACCTTCTTCGACAGTTACAGTCTTTCTATCGAGATGAAATGGTAGAAGGGTTGTTTGAATTTCCCGCATATCTATAGAACCCTTCCAACCTTCTCGACCAGTTACGATCATCTATATAATCGGTGACATACGTACCGCATCCCCTCTCACAATGTATCATTAAAGTAGGTTTAATAACAATAGCAACATGTGTCGGCAAATTTAACATCCTAAACACAGCTAAATCATATTCTTTTTCTTGACCGATTGGGACGGGCTGCCACTCAAGCTTATGTTCAGCATATCTATCAGCTATATTCTGTCTATCGAATACATCTTTATAATCTTCATCATAAGACGGTAAATCGATGTTCAATCTTTCACGATATATGATTCTTGCTAGACCCCAGCAGTCTGAACCCTCTCGTGTTCTACCGTGGTCTTGAAATGGTATTGATATAAAATCATTACTCCACATCAGAATAAACCTGGAAAATTTGAAGGAGTGAACCTCCCTGAAGGAAATGGTTCTAAACCCCAATAATCTAGAGTTAAAGAACCTTCTACCGTCATTGAGTCATAAGATACTGTAGATAATTTAAAGTTGTCGAATTGTTGTTCCACGACATTAACATCGCGTGAGAGTACGACCTGCACTTTAACATTAATAGCGTTTTGAACTGATCTAGCATATTCAACTATACTCCTATCAATATTCTGAATTGATAA